TTTGAGCGTATCGGTCAAAAGGTCGTGTTCCCCTTTGAGGATTTGCTCTTTGAAACTGGTCGTTAGGGTCTGGTAGATCATGTGACCGGAATCCTATTGAGTCCAGACCGGAAGGCATCGCGACGATCCTTGCCTTCGCCAAGGAGTTTCAGGAGACCCAACGATTCCTGATACTTCTGTTCGTAGTACTGGATCATGTCCTGTTCGCCCTTCATGTAGAGATATGCCTCTCTCAGGGTTCCGTACAGGAGAACGGTTTCGAAGTTATCGCCCAGCCAAGACGTACTCGCCGTCACAATGGATTCTGGGTAGTAGTAGTAATGCAGTTCGACCTGATAGTTGCTATCGGGGGTCGGACCCAAGATCAGGGTGTTCTTGTCGAAGATGGCGTAGTACTTGGGCGCTCCGCTGTCATCCGGGTCTGGGTAGCATTCGCGGATGAAGTTCACATCCTTGTCGATGAGGAACGTCTGAGCGTTAGTGATTGGAGTGATGACCGCCAAAGAGAAGTTCGCCAACCAATCCGCAGGAAGGGTTAGGTACTTATTGCTAGGGGTCAATGTTCCAATCTGGTTCTTTCGGATCGCCGGGATGAAGACCGCGTTGTAGATACGCTCTTCAGCCAATTCCACAAACGTAGGGATGTTCGCAACGAACGAAGTTTCTTCGTTCTGCGTGTACTGTTTAACCAGATCGACGAGTTGGCTGTAATTCATGTCACTGCCACCGTCACAGTTCCGACGAACCCGGTTGAAATGAGATCATTGGGGGTAAGGTCCGTGTCATATCCCTCAGCGCCACCAATCGGGTTCCAGCCGTACTGGAACATCCGGCTACCGCCTGCGCCTTGGTTACCCGGCGCGAAGAAGGTGTTGTCCGGTCGCGCATTGCGTAGGGCTTGCGGGTCATCCATAGGTACCCGTCCCAACTGCAACTGAGGCTGATCCACATCCAAGCACTCAAAGCAGACCCGGATGCCAATCGGCAACAGGTTTTCGTACTGCTGAATCAAGTCATGCAAGTCGTATCTCTGACCACAACGGTCACAAAATCCGAATGCATTCTTGCCTGTGGAAAACGGCTTGCCCATTAGACGTTTCTGCCAATGTAACCGTTCATGGGAACAAAGCGCACAGAAGCCTTTTCACGGTCTTCACCTGCCGCCAAGTCCCACTGAATCTCATACTCCTGCTTTAAGAATCCAAGCCTGTCAGCGGCCTCTGGCTTCTTCATAGCAATGTAATAGGCAAGTCCTGCGACCAAGCAGGGGAGGAACCGTGCCGGGATGTCGATGGTATTGGCACCACCGTTACCCACATCCTGAATACGGCGCATCTTCCAGTAGACGAGCGTGTAGGTCTGGGTGTTATCCGGGACAGGCCAGAGGTACACCACCGGGGCGGCTCTCTGCCGGTCCACATAGATCTGTAGCGGCATACCCTGAGTGAGTTTGTTGCTCAACTGGGCGTAGTCCGACACAGAGATACGGGACAGGGTGTAGTCCGTTTGACCTGAGGTGCTGCCTGCGTCCGTTCGCAATTGATGCTCTAGGAGATCAATCGTGTCGGCTGGCATGGTGTAGGTATAGGTTCCAGAAGTCAGTACTTGGGAACCCTGTTCCACCGTCCAAAGGTTGATACCCCGGTTCTGCCATTCCAGTGCCATGAAGTTCATGGATCGTCTGGCAGTCTGAAGATCATAGCCGGTACGCAACTCCAAACCCGCCCGTTCGAAAGCCTCTTCTACGAGTTCCCGAAACTCAGGGTTGAAAGTTGCAACACCGCTTGTAGTCATTAGACCATCCGACCCTTGGTCTTACCCTTGATCGCACAACCATCCCGACCGCTGCTCTTGGTCATGCCACCCTTTCCGTAGGTCATGCCACCACCCATCATCTTTCCCTTGCCGTCCGCAGCAAAGAACGGAACCTTTTCGCCGTCCTTCTCAACCATCTTGAGTCCGCCACCTTCGGCGTATTTCATCATGCCACCTTTGCCCATTTTGTCTTCCTCCATCATGTTTTCCATGTCATCATCATCGCGCATGGATTCACCCTTGCGCTTTTTGCCGATGCCAATGGCAATAATCATCATTGGTCCTTTGCCTTTCATGCTCGTGTCCTCCCGCGAATGGCACAACCATCAACGGAGCCACCCACAGCCTTTTTGACCTTACGCGCCTCAGAGAGAGCAATGGCAATCGCCTGCTTGGGGTTCTTGACCACCGGACCTTTCTTGCCCGAATGCAGTTCACCCTTCTTGAACTCGCGCATCACCGTGCCGACCTTTCTCTGCTGGCCCGGTTTGGTGATCTGCTGGTTCATGTTTGCACGAGACATCGCCATGTCACTTACCTCTCTGTCTAAACGGCTTCACTTTTTGCGCGATGCCTTTGGGCTGCGCGACGAACTGCTTTCCTTGGGCTTTGCCTTTACGCTTTGCAGCCGTTGTACGAGCGTATTCTTGAGGGCTGAGACTTTTGATCGCAGCCTCTGGAAGATATCTTTCGCCCGTTTTACTAGATGGTTTTCCACTCTTTGTCCTCCACTTCTGCTCAGTCCAAGCCTTGAGAGATCTTTGAGATTCACGCATTGACGACACCTTTTCTTAAATTTCGTCGCTGACGAATCAAGCGGTTGTAGTCATCAGTATCGTAGTCTTTGTAGTAACCCAGTTTTTCTAGAACTATCGACGCAGAGTCCAGTTCTGAAAGAGACTGAATAAACACGATGGCCTTGTCAGTTTGATATGACAGCAACCAAATGTCTAAACCGATAAATGCAAACCAGCGGTTCAGGGCTGCACAAGACGATTCTAACTGCTCATACTCCTGTTCAGGTTTCTCCTGAACGCACATGACTACCTTGTGTTCACCAAAAGACATAACTTCACGATGCACTACATCCCACAGATTCTGTGCATCGATCACTTTCACGAAACCATGATCCCATGCTTTTTTGGCAAATGGACAGACTGTCAGACCAGTGATTGCATCCGGTTTTGAAAGTTCATTGATCCACGACTGAACCCAATAAGTCACTTAATCGGACCTCCAAACAACCATGCGCGGCAAGTACGATCCGCTGCACACTTGAATGCAAAGAGTTGGCAATAACCCAAGTCCGCTGCTTCCAGAGTTCTGGCTTGATTCTCGACCATGTCTTTTTCGGATTCATAGTCATCATCCAGACCAAGATTGCTTTGGATGCAAGCAAGCATCTTGGGAGTCTGGATGAATGCAGCACAGTTTCCGCAACGCGAAGTTTTTGCTTCGGCAACAGAGATTCCCCATAAATCCGCGATACCCTTCCAGAACTTATTGTTCTGTTCACCGGGGTTCATGGGGCCATAGCCACGATCTTTAATGGCTATGTTTCTGTTCTTAGTATTGAGGGCTACATCCACCGTGGCAACCGGGCAACCGTCACCGTCCTTGTAATCTTTTACAAGGGCTTCACCAACCGCTTTGTTGCCACGAGCCATGCGCTGCGTTATCCGTAATTACTTCTTTTCCTTCTTGGTGTTTCCACCACGGGCCATCTTACTCATACCACCACGGGCCATTTTGCTCATGCCGCCACGAGCCATCTTGCTCATACCACCACGAGCCATTTTGCTCATGCCACCACGGGCCATTTTCGTTTCAGTCTTGCCTTTCATCTTGAACTCCTATGATTTATAGCCACCACCCTTCTCCTTGTATTTCTTTGCAAGGAGTTGGGCTTTTCTAGCAGACCACTGACCTGCTGCTGTGCCTTGTGTCGCAGACCCTTTGATCTGGTTAAACAGGCGCTTACGCATTTCAGGCTTGGTGTAGTTCCCAGCCGCATTGACTTTGCTTTTGGATTTAGGCACGGCGCTCTCCAGAAATAACATTGGTCACGATCCGGTCGATCTTTTGTTCCAGTCGGTCCAGACGATCCATTAGGGCTTGATTATCCGCACGAACTTCAGCGCGGGTAACGTGGTCTCTTGCCACCTCTTCGCGGGTCTTGTTGAGAAGAATGCCAAGACGCTGTAGTTCAGCGAACTTGTCCTTCACAACCCACCCCAAGATGGCGACGATGAGCGTCAGCACCATGTTCCAAATCATCATTTCCATGGTTTAACAGTTCCATGCTCTGAGTGATTTGTTGATGCGACTGTTCGGATCGTTAGCCGTTTTTGCGCTGGTGAGTTTCTTTTTCATGCCTTTCATCCGGGCGCAAAAAGAATCTCTTCGGGGACCGCCCTCAGGTTGAGGACGCTTCAAACCCGGCTTGCCGGGATTAGCGCGGTTGTAAGAAGCCCTGCCTTTGGCGTTCAAGCCGCCAGCAGGGTTTTTACCTTCTTTCCTTTGCCATGCTGGGGTTTTCGCCATGTTTCACCCGCAGAGAATTGTGACCTTGGACACCTGATCCAGCGTCAACACCGCGAAGTCTTGATTACCACTCTTCGTGGTCAAGATTCCCTCAGGAGGAATCATTGAGTCATTCGCAGTGCTATCGGCTGGAGTGAAGATTTTAAGCAGCGTGGTATTATTGGGCTTTGCCGTGAAGACAATGCTGCCTTCCACAGACGAAGCAATATAGAACACGCCTTTGATGCGGGTGCGCGGGAACGCCAAGTCTCCGCCGTAGCCGATCTTGATGCCGCCCGTGGAGGCTGCACTGATGCTGATGCTGTTAACGCGGGTGTAGAAGTTGGTCGAATAGACCACGGTCGCGCTGGGGCCAGTGACCGTTTCTGTCACTACACCATCGTAGCCCGTAGCACCCACCTTTACGCCAGTGATGGTGAATGTCTTTCCGGCATCCGCCCCATCAGAAGTGATGGAGACTTTGTAACCTGTGCCGTATTGACCGACATCGTTGGCAAGAAGGGCGATGTTTCCGGAAGCCGCGATGGTCGCAGATGCGCGGAAATAGTCATCGTCGCTGGTCGGATTAACCGCCCAGATATCATACTGTGCCATAGAGAATCCTCCGTTTTAGGATTAAACGGTGACGCTCTTGTACAGGGCAATATAAGCAGTCGTAGCGCCAACCAGAACCTGAATGTAGCCCTGCTGGGCCGACACTGCGCCCGAAGCCGCGTTGACCACTACACCAATCTTGGTAGTACCCACCGTCAGGGAGGTGCAAAGAAGGTTGGTGATCGTGCCGGAAGAGGCGGTCAGAACGGTGCCTGACACGCTCCCAACGAATCCATTAGTCGAAACTACTGGACCGGAAAATTTTGTCTGAGCCATGTTTAAACCTCGTATGCGAGTCGCCTGCCAGTCTGCATACCGTCAGCCGGGTCTGTCTGGCAGGCTCAATTATCCCGGTAAGTCGATTAAACAGTACGAATTATGCTGCGTCAATGACCTTGTTTGACTTTCTCAGGTTCTCCTCACGAGTCATTACCTGAAGGTTCCAAGGGACATGTAACCCCGATACCAAATCCCCATTCAAAGGGATGATGTGGTCCACCACATACGGAACCCCCGTGATGCGGGTGACCGTCATCGCATCAATGTACAACTGGCGGATAGCGCGTTTGTGTTCTTGGGTCAGCCATTTGGGGGTGGCATCCCGGAATCGACGGCGACGAACGCTAACAAGTGATTTGTAATACTCAGGATTCTTTTTCTTGTTTTGTAACTTGTACAGCCTTTTGTCTTCTATGGGTCTTGCCTGCGCCCTAGCAATAACCTTCTCACGATTCCTCTGATAGTACTCCTGCTTTGCTTTTTGACCTGCTTCAGACTGGTTGTACTGCTTGAAGTAGTGAGCGCGTTTAACCTTGTTTTGCTCCCATTCAATCTTCAGGCATTCCACACAGGAACCCTTGGTTTTGCGTGGTGAAATGTGACCATGCTTACAAGGCTGTCCAGTGAAGTAGTAATCAGAGCCAACTGCTTTCGCCTCTGCGCGAGTCTTGGGATAGTCCATATATCACCGTGTAGTTACGACACAGCAATGATATATAGCCCACTATCGAATGTCTAGCGCAAAAGAAAAGCCCCCTTTCGGGGGCTTTCCAAATCAACGTAAGTTGTTGATTTATCAGGTCGAACCCGGAGATCCGTAGATACCAAGCGGGTCGCTCACGCCGAAAGAATATCTCTCTCGTGCCTTGTAGCGAACATTTCCAGTATCGAAATCTCCGTCCATGGAAGTCGACAACGGCGTTCGCACGAAGTGCTTCATACCGTTCGGGACATCCGTGATGAGGAAGAAGGCGTTCGTGTCAGTCAAGAAGTGATTGACAGCGTAGCCTTCCGGGATC